GACTTTATAGAATGATGCAACTGGATTACAATTTGGTTCAGATAAAATATTCAGATGGCAAACCCAAAGTGAATATTACAGAAAATTATCCTACGGATGCTTTCATAAACAAATTTGCTTTGGATATAGATTGCTTTGATAAAACATACATTATTGAAGTGCCAAAAGGAACGATAAAGAACAATTACAATTTAGATGCTCAATAACTTTCTTAAATGTGCGGTTGGATTTGGGCTTTTGCTTATGTGCTGTTATAACCAGTGCTTTTGATTAATTAACTTAAAAAAAATAACAATATGGAATACCAAAAATACATTGATTTAGGATTTGAAAGAACCGATATGAGTTGTAATGTCGAGTTTAAACAAACAGGTTATCACGGATTTGCTTTAGAGAAAAAAGTAAATAAAAAACAAATGGTTTGCGTAACGAGTGGAGAACTTGACAAACCTAAATTATACATCAAAAAAAGAAATAGCGAAACATATCACATCATACCAATTTCAACAGAAGCGGTTATTGATTTGTTTAGCAAGTCCGAGAATATTGATTATATAACTACTGCTTGTTAGCATTGGTTATAACAATTGGATTAAGGCAACTACCTGTAACTAAATCAACTGATAATCAAACTAAAACCTTACAATGCAATGAAAGTATGAAAAGCATAACAGAACAATCAGAATCAACCATCCAAAAACAATGCATCAAATGGATGAAATTTCAATATCCATTTCTGATAACATTTGCAATACCTAATGGTGGCACCAGAAACATCAGGGAGGCAGTAAGCATGCAACAACAGGGAGTAATGGCAGGTGTATCTGATTTGATAATATTAAGGCCAAACAAAACACATCATGCATTGTGCATTGAATTTAAAACTAAAAATGGCAGACAATCACCGGCACAAAAGGAATTTGAAAAGAATGTAAAACAATGGAATTATCAATATTCCATCTGCAGATCATTGGATGAATTTATGAAGGTGGTGAATGATTATGTGATGGATATTTAAAATGGGTTAAATTTGCACAGAATCAGCGAAAAAACAGCGACATGGCAAATCAGCAAAATATTGAGGATCACAAATTTGAAAAAGGGAAATCAGGAAATCCTTTTGGAAGGCCAAAAGGATTATCATTCAAAACAATTTTGGATGAAATATTGGATTTGCCTGCTGATATGACAATATCAGAGGTGCAGGAATACACAGAAAAGTTAGGGCGGAAATTAACAAACAGGGAAATCATGTTGATCAGAATGATGGCAAAGGCCATTACTGATCCGGAATCAAAATCAATGCAACATATTTTGGATCGTGTTGAAGGGAAGCCACAGCAATCAATTGATGTAACATCCAATGGTGTTAATGTGCCAATAGTTGATTGGGTAAAAACAGAATCACCAGATGATGCATCTGAATGAAAAATATCAAAAGTTATTTACAACAGATAAAAGATATATTATTGTTACAGGTGGGCGCGGATCATCAAAATCATTTTCCGTTTCAACATTCCTAACATTACTGACATATGAAATTGGCCACAAAATACTGTTCACCAGATACACAATGGTGTCAGCAGAAATGTCAATCATTCCAGAATTTAAGGAAAAAATTGATATGCTGAATGCGGAATTAATATTTAAAGTTGGCCAACATAATATCACCAATGCGCAATCAGGATCAGAAATATTGTTTAAGGGTATTAAAACATCATCAGGAATACAAACAGCATCATTAAAATCATTACAAGGTATTACAACATGGGTGGTTGATGAGGCGGAGGAGTTGCCAGATCAGGAAACATTTGATAAAATTGATTTATCCATCAGGCATAAGGATGTGCAAAATCGTGTGATACTGATAATGAATCCAACAAACAGGGATCATTGGATTTGGAAAAAATTTTTTTCAAAATCACACACCATTGAAAACATTGCCGGTTATGATGTACCTGTATCAACACATCCTGATGTTTGTCACATCCACACAACATATCTGGATAACATCAACAATTTATCACCATCATTTATTGACATCATCAACAAAATAAAAACTGATGATAAAAAAAGGTACCATTCAGAAATCATTGGAGGATGGAAATTGCAGTTGGATGGAACATTATTTGAGCGCGATAAAATAAAAAGGTACAGCAGAAAGGATTTCAAATTGGATGGGTTGCAATCAATATTGGGATACATTGATGTGGCTGATGAGGGTACAGATTCATTTGCATTTCCTGTTGGATATGTGTTTGATGGCAAAGTATTTATTACTGATATTTTATTTACAAAGGATAACATTGACATTACACAGCCATTAACCATCAGCATGATCAACAAACATAAATTTGATTATGTCAGGGTAGAGGCAAATAATCAGGGATCAGTATTCATAAAGAATCTGCGCAATGCAGTATCATCTGATAAAATTTTATCAGTTACAAACAGTAATAACAAACACACCAGAATCATACTAAACTACTTATTCATAAAAGATTATTTTTATTTCCTTAATGATGATGAAATTGAACAGGGTAGTGATTATGATTTATTTATGCGCCAAATATTTGATTACATGAAGGAAAAAGGTGCAACAAAGGATGATGATGATGCGCCTGATTCATTATCTGGATTGGCTGAATTCATCCAATCATTTTTACCACACCTGTTTAAATGATGGCTGATAAAAACTGCAAAAAATGTTTTAAGGGCAAATCAGTTTACAAACAATGCATGTGTTGTTTATTAATTGACAGGGATGGTGATCAGAAATTATGTAAATGGTGTTCATTGTGTGGGGTGTGGTTGTGTGATGCTTGCCGGATTAATCCGTTGAAAAGAATCAAAGCATTTGGATTACAATTTTTCACTTAATCAATTACTTTTGTCTTATGGTTAATTTTTTCCCGATAAACCAAATACAAAGTTGGTTTAATAATTGGCAATGGCGGAGGGGTGCCCAAAACTTTTTTGTTAATCAGGTATTCAATGCATCCACACCTGTTTATGTTGATGTGGAAAAATCCATGATTGCATATATGGATTGCCCACACCTTAATGTGGTTGTTAATAAAGGTGCAGAATTATTTTCCAATGGCCGGTGGATCATGGTTGATACAAAGGATGAATCAATAACATATCCTGATGATCCAATTTTAAAACTATTAAACAATCCCAATCCAATTCAAAACAGCCAAAAATGGTTGTATCAATATTATTTTTACAGGGCATTGTATTCCAATAATTTTATTTACAAATTACAAGGCACCACCACATCACCAATTAAATGTTTGTGGCATCTGCCATCAGATTGGATGACAATAAAATTAACCGGCAAATTTTACAACCAATATGATATCAATGGCATCATTGAATATTATGAGTTGATGCAAACAGCAATGGGGTTGCAGGAAAAATTCAAAACAGAAACAGTTATTTATGATTCCTATAATTTTTCACCAATTGAGGGAAAAGGAATCAGCAAAATCAGAGGATTAAAATTGCCAATCAGCAACATTGTTGCATCATTAAAAACGCGGAATATCCTGATGACAGAAAAAGGGATGATTGGTATTTTATCAAATCAGGCCAAAGATAATTCTGGTGGCATTCCGTTATCAAAGGATGAAAGGTTGCGCATTGAAAATGATTTCCAAAATCAGAAAGGATTGTATGGCACCGGATCACACATATCAGTTACCAATGCATCATTGACATGGCAACCAATGAGTTTCCCAACGAGGGACTTATTATTATTTGAGGAGATAGAGGATAATTTTGCAACCATAATATCTGCATTTGGTTTGGATCGCGATATATTCCCATCACTCAAAGGTGCCACATATGAGAATAAAAATGCAGGGGAAAAATCATCATATCAAAATGGCATACAGCCAATTGCCTATGATCTTGCAAACACACTAACAAAGGAATTTAAATTGGAGGGAAAAAAATTGTGTCTGGATTATTCATATCTGCCAATAATGAAGGAGGATGAATTGAAGGAAGCACAGGCAGAAAAGGTTGAAATTGATGGTTATTCAGTATTGTATAATGATGGGGTGATAACATTGGAACAATATGCAGGGTTAACAGATCAGCAATACATCCCAATTGAAAAGGAAACGCTAACAGAGGCGCAAAATAATTTGCGCGGATTGGTTGGATCAGTATCAGGAATAATGCAGATCAATCAGTTTGTGGCACAGGGAATTGTGGACAAAACAACAGCAGTTAATATTCTGATGTCAGTTTATGGATACGATCAACCAACTGCAACCGGCATGATAACAAATAATGTGATACCAATAACACAGCCAATACCATCAGTATCAATTCCAACAGCATGAGTATCATAACCAATATCATGAGTATCATAACCAATATCATCAAAGCATTTACACCTGAAAAAAAACAGGATAAAATATACATGACACACACACAATACACCATGTTCATGAATCGCGCTAAACACATTCAGAGGATGGCAAGGAAAAAAGTATTGCAGGATGTGTTGGATCGCGAAACAAAACCATTGAATAATTTTATAACAAAACACAAATAAAATGGAACAGAACAGGCAGGGAATCCAATATGCAGTTAAGACATTCGGACAGGGAATATCTGTGAAGGATGTTAGCACATCAGATAGGATTGTAACAGGTTTTTTTAACAGTTATAATTGGTTGGATTCAGATGGTGATATCCTTTTAAATGGGTGTGCCAAAAAATCCATTTCAGAAAGGGGGGCGCAATCAAATGCTGTTGCCAAAATCAAACATGCATTGAATCATGATTTATCACAGTTGGTTGGTAAGATACAGGTATTGGAGGAAAAAGAAATGGATGGTATCAATGGAATATATTTTGAAACAAAAATGGCCAATACAGAATTGGGGAATGATACTCTGCAGAATTATCTAGAGGGTGTATATGATAACCATTCAATTGGATTCCGGTACATGCAATTGCAGATGATTGAAAAATTTTCAATGGGTGTACAATGGGAACAAATCAAATCATCAATTATTAATCCACAGGATATGGATCAGCGCGAAATGGTGTTTGTTATAAAAGAAATTAATTTGTTTGAAGGATCAACAGTTGCCTTTGGATCAAATTCATTAACACCATATTTGGGAACAAAATCCACAGATAAAAAAACTATTCTGTTTTCATTAAACAACAGGATGGATAAATTAGTGAAATCATTATCATCAGGAACACAATCAGATGACATGATGAACACATTTGAATTGCAGGTGGCACAGATAAAACAAATGATGGGTGAAATAATCAACACACTAATTGTTGATGAAAAGAAATCACAACCAACAAATAATCAATTAGATATCAGTAAAATTGTTGCCATGTATTAATCATTGTACATGATCACATTAATTTGCCGATCAAAAAACAGTATTAAAACAGCAAACGAAACCAAATTTTAAAAATTTTAAATCAAAATAAAAATGTCACAAACACCAGAGGATGCATTATTGGAAAAAATCAAATCCGATACCATCAAAAATTTTAAAGAGTTAGTAAACAATGATCCGGAAATCAAGGAATTAAAATCGTTATCTGAAAAAATCAAATCAGCAACAACTGATCAGGATATTGCAGATTGCAAAAAATCCATTGAGGAAGTTGGATTGATGATCAAATCATTGAAGGAAAACCAATCAGCAAAAACCAAATCAACAGGATTTGCTGATAACCTGTGGAACAGTTACAAGGCAATGTTTGATGCCGGTAAGATCGGAACAAAAAATGCTGATGGTGAATTCACAATCAAAATTGGCAAAGGATCATTTGAATCAATGGAATTCAAATCAGCCGGTACAATCACAGAAGGCAATGTAACACCTGTTGGTACCAATGCAATACCATTTACATTGGCTGATTACATGCCAAATTATATTGGAATATCGCGCAGAAATCCATTTATTGTACAGTTGTGCAATTTGGGTAGAACAGCCAAAAGATATATCCAATGGGTTGAGGTTGCAAATCCGGATGGGGGTGCAGCGACAACTTCGGAAGGTTCAGTCAAGACACAACAAGATTTTGACCTTGTAGAAAAGTCAGCAACAGTTCAGAAAATGACTTCTTATGTTAAAGCATCCAAAGAATCATTGGATGATATACCATATATGGAATCACTTATCCGTTCACAGTTGATGGAATTGGTTATCCTTAAATTGGATGCACAGGTATTGGGTGGTGATGGATCGGCACCAAATCTGAATGGTATCTTAACACAAGCAACCACATTTTCAGCAGGGACATTTGCAAATGCTGTTGATTATGCAAACAGATTTGATGTGTTGCGTGTAGCAATTAACCAGATTGAAATTGCATCAGGTGGTGATACAAACTATTCAGCCAATTTTATTCCTAATTACATTGTGTTAAATCCTGCTGATGTTACAGCAATGGAGTTAACAAAGGCAACAGGCACAGGTGCATATTTATTGCCACCTTTTATGTCAGTTGATGGTAATGTAATATCTGGATGTCGTATTATTTCAAACACAGGTATCACAGCAGGAACATTTTTGGTTGGTGATTTCAGTAAGGCATTTGTAAAAATGCGCGAGGATGCAATGATTAGTGTTGGATATGAGAATGATGATTTCACAAAAAATTTAGTTACAATTTTATGTGAAACAAGGGCAGTCATTTACATCCCATCAAACTATTTAAAAGCATTTGTTACAGGATCATTCAGCACAGCATTGGCATCATTGCGCAATGCATTGAGTTAATAAAGTACAGCGAATAAATAATGATGGCCATCACTTTATTGTGGTGGCCATTTTTATTTTTAGTGTGCAGTAAATAATTATTGTAATGTAAATATTTATGTTATAATTGCGATGATGAAAACATCAAAAATATCCATTGGGCATAAATTAAAATCTGATCGCGTATCATTATCATTATCAATATACAGGGTTGCAAAGGATACAGGATTGCAGGAATCACAGATCAAATCAATGGAAAGGGCATTAACCAATTATACCATTGATACATTGCATACATATCAGAATTATTTAAACAGTAAGAAATGAACATTGTATTAGTTACAGCATTATGGCGCAGACCAGAATTGGCAAAGATAGTTTTGGAGTATTACAGAAAAACATTTCCAAACATCCAGATCATTGCAGTTGTTACAGATAATGATTTGCAATTTAATGTGGATGGTGTTGAATTTGTGGAGGCACCAAATGATCCATTGGCGCAAAAGTTTAATAAGGTATTTGAATCAGCAAAAAAACACCATCCTGATGCTGTAATACTAACCGGATCATCTGATATTTTATCAGAAAGGTTGATTAATTATTACAAACTTAATTACAACAGCAGATCACAATATGTATTAGGGTTGGAGGATTTTTATTTTTATTCATTGGCACAAAGGAAATCCATCCATTGGCATGGATTCATGCAGGGTAAGTTTGGCCATTTACCAATTGGTGCAGGTAGGATATTCAGCAGATCAATATTGGATAAACTAAAATGGAAACCATATGGTGATTTAAAATTGAATAGGGGGTTGGATTGCAATTCATCATTGAATATGGAATCACATGGAATAACACACAGGAAGGTATTGATGGCTGATTCTGGACATGCTGTATGTCTAAAGGATTCCAACATTGCAATCAACAGATTTGATGATTGGAAATTTAATGGTGATGAAATCAGTAATGATGATGTGATGATATATTTTTCTGATGTCATTAATAAATATCATGAATTGCAGGTTGATGAATCTAAATTCCCATCAGGAAAAATGATGAAATGTATTCTGTTGGTGTCACATGCATATGGTGAATACTTTGGTGAAATAGGGCAGGAAATAATGTTGGAAGGCCGGACAGCATTAGGTATGTATAGAAACAAATTAATTGATGTGATCAATGAGTAAAAGCATAAACAAAATGAATAAAGAGGAAAAAAGCGCAATGAAATTAGGGATAGTATTCCTGCTGATTGGATCATTGGTTGGTGGATTATTTTGGTACATGGTGTTAAATCTAATTTTCTAATAATGAGGGCAACCAGATTTATTATCATATCATCCGGATACAACTGTGCGGATTATGTGTCCAATTGCATCAGATCAATACAGAATCAAAGGTATGTGAGGTGGAAAGCAATATTTATATCTGATGGATCAACAGATGGCACAGCATCAGAGATATCAAAAAACATCAGAAAAAACAGCAACATGATTGCTGAAATATATTCAGACAATGTTGGTGCATCCAAAAGAAGATATGAAGCCATTAAAAAATATTCTGATGATCCAAATGATGTTATTGTGTTGGTGGGTTTGGATGATGAATTATCCAATGATGCATTGTTTATTATCAATAAGCAATACATTGCAGGTAAATGGATGACATATGGAAATTGGAAGGATCAGAATGGTGAAATGATACCACAATCATTTCCATTAACATTTTCAGATGCTGTTCATGAATCCAGAGAATACAGGAAGGTGGCATACAGATCAACTGCACCCAATACATTTAAAAGATTTTTATTTGATCAGTTGAATGAAGATGATTTCAAAATTGATGGCAAATGGTTTGAATGCACCACAGAATCCAATCTAATGTTTTCCTGTTTGGAAATGTGTGGAAGGGATAAAATTGGTGTAATAATGGATGCCATATACACATATAATAAGAGAGGCAACAAGATGACAATAATGCGATTTGGCAGAATAGAACAGAAAAGGGTATTTGATAATGTTATAAACAGGGATAAAAAAAACAAATTGATTTATGAATGTTGATGAACAAAGGTGGAAACAAGCCACATTGAATCTGATTGAAAGGAGAAAAGCATGGGGACATGTTGATGATAACAGGAAAATTGATAATTCATTAAGGGATTACAGATCACATTTATCAAAAGTATCTGTTGGTGCATCAGTATTGGATGTTGGTTGTGGTGGTGGGTACCTGCAACAATGCATTGATGAATCAATTATGTATTATGGGTTGGATGCATTTCCTGTGAATGATACTGTGATCAATGGAAAAATTGAGGATGATAAAATTGTTGAACAGTTTACTGCACCTAATACAATCATTGATACAATTTGTGCATTTGCGGTGATGGATAATTGCAATGATTTTGATTTGGCAATACAGAATATGAAAAAGATTGCACAGAAAAACATTGTGTTTTTAACCGGTATCAACATTGATGTGGATCAATATCACACATTCAAATTACAGTTGTTTGATTACAGGAATAGGTTATCAGATTGGAATGAAACATACATTGAGGAATTGATGCCACAGGTATTTTTAATTGAATACACAAAACCATGATTAAAATATCTGTAGTCACAACAGTATAAAAACAAATGAAAGTATTATTTATAAATTATTCAGATTACGCAAATCTTTCTTTTAATTTATCAGAAAGTTTGAAATCTGTTGGTGTGGATTCCCAATGTTTATGTCTGACATCACATCCATTTGGATATGAAAAACAGGGTATTCATGTTAATCACATCACAATGATTGAACAGTTGCAAACTGCTGATCTGGTTATAATCGGACATTCATCCCCATTCCTTATTGAATACATCCCCAAAAAAAAAAATGTTTGGGTGATGCATACAGGAACAGCATACAGGCAGAATCATTTAGGACACAATGAAATTTTCAACTCAATAGTAACCGGCACATTAACTGATTCACCGGAGTTTATGGAATTGGGTGCAAAAAATATCCATTATGTTGCAACAGCAATTGATACTGATGCCATCCAACCAATCAGGTGTGGTTGTGCTGAATTGGTGTTTGCACATTATCCAAACAAGGGAGGCACAAAGGGAACAGAAAAGATAAAAGAAATGATGTCAGGGTTTGATGTAAAATTTATTGTTGATGAATCCAATGTGCCACATAAAGAAAATTTAAAAAGGATGGCACAATGTGATGTGTACATTGAATTGTTTGCACCACAGCAGGATGGAAAAATTTATGGATCATTTGGTGTGACAGCATTTGAATCATGTGCGATGGGTAAAATAACCATCACCAATTCATTATTCAATGATGTGTACACCACAGCATATGGTGTTGGTGAATTGTGTGTGGCCAATTCAGAGGAAACATTTAAGGTTTGGATAAAACATTGGATGGATGCATCCAGATTGGAGATCATGAAAAAACAGGATGATGTTAGAAATTGGATTGTTGAAAAGCATTCATATAAAGCCACAGGAAATTATTTACACAAAATACTTTCAATTTTATGAAAGAGATACTGTTAAGCAGAATGGGGCGCAATAAGGGTAAATATGTATTTGTCGTTGATGATAGTGATTTTGAATGGCTGAATAGATTTAATTTACTATTTTTGTAATATGGTTATCGTACAAAAATCAGATTTCAATGGATTTCAATTATTAGCGAAATCAAATAACACCAATACTGTATTGCAGTCATATATTGACAGGTATGAAAAGTTAACTATTTATCAATTATTGGGTGTTGATTTGGGTAAATTATTCATTGCGGATTTGATACCATCAACAATAACATTGGATGATCGCGGTAATTATGATGCATCAGTTGGAACATTTCCTGCAACAGGAGGATCAGGAACAGCAGGTGCAATAATGGAGGGTGACTATTGGACAATATCTGTTGCAGGTACATTGGGCACCACAGATTATGTGGTTGGTGATCTGGTGTATGCATTGGATGATGCACCGGCACAAACATCAACTAATTGGGCAAAAAAGGAATTAAGATTCACAACCATTTATGATGCATTCACATTGCAATCAGATGGTGATACATATTATGGTAATGATTGGGCAAATTTTTGGGGGTATTGGTGTGGATCAGATTCTGGTGGGATTTATAATTCCTATGGAATAAAGGATATTCTGGTGTCAATCATATATTACTATTATGTTGCAGGAACACAGGTAAAACAATCACAATCTGGTGCAGTATTAAACCAAACAGAAACAGGTGATATTATGTCGCCATTAAATGCATTCAGAACAGCAGAAATAAAATGGAATGAAATACTGAACAGCATTGGCGCGGTGCAATGGTATTGTGCAATTTATGATCCGGACACATATCCGGAATATAGGGGTGTTATTTTCAAACCACAGTATTCTGCATTGTTATGATCAGGATACTGATAATGATGATGGTATTATTTGTTGCCTGTAAAAAGGAATCACCATTACCTGATCCTGTAAAGGAAAAGGTGTACAATGTTACATTCACATCCTATTCAATCAGCAACAGATATTGCATGGTGGTTAATGATACCATCAATCCATCCGGCCATTACATTTATATTGATGCAAATACATTTTCAATCACATTACCATTGTATGAAAAACAATTGGATCATAATGCTGTGCTGTTTAATATTTTGATGTTACCACATGATTCATTATTTTTAAAAGCGGAAAGCAATGGAACATCAACAGAAAAAGGATTTGGATGGAATTGCAATTGCACCACACAATTATTACTACCATTACAAACATTAAAATAAATGGCATATCTGGAATCATTGGTTGATATTATTGATGGCATTGTTAGTGGGTTAACATTTCCCGTTACAATTAAGTCAGTTGTTTCAACAACTATTGTTGTTGATGATGTAACTATTGATGTCTATGCAATAACAACATGTGATATTTATCATGCACA